TTAGATCCCACTACATCCCAGGGTGGCGAAATGTGCTTGCCATTTATGTGGCACAGAGATTATATAGATCTTATTGGATCTGAAAAGGATGAAATAGGCAGTTTAATAATCCGCCAATTAGTTGGTCTAAAGCATACTTCTGGTGATGTAACACCTGCCACTAGATGTTCTGTTACAGTTTATGCGTGGTTAGAGGATGTCCAGTTGGAGGCACCAACCACTACTAATCCTCCTTTCATTGTTCCTCAATCCACTAGAGGTGATGGACCTTTTGCATTTGGAACTGGAGCTCCTCATAGTGATCCTAATGCTAAACTTCTTGTTCCTAGAGGACTTGTGAATCCTCTTGTAACAGATATTGAAGATTCGGTCAATAAATTAACGTTTACTGATAAACAAAAGGTCTCTATAGATTCTCGCATTATAGGTCTTGATGGTGTCGATGAGATGAATGTTAAATATATGGCTGGTCGTGAAACTTGGTTGACTGGTTTTAATTGGACCCAGTCAGCTATTACGGGTGATCTCTTGTGGAATTTGCGTGTTACCCCAGCTTTATATAGAACAATTGCTGAAGTGGGACCCCCTGCAGCCACAAGGCTAGCTCTTACGGCTTCTTGTGGTGCGGTTTTACCTTTTCAGTATTGGCATGGAACATTTAAAGTTAGACTCCAATTTGTTACTTCTGCTTTTCATAGGGGTAGGGTAGCTGTAGTTTATGATCCACATTCTACTACTACAGTTAGGGAAGATAATACAACATATACTCAAATTGTTGATATTTCTCAGTGTAGGGATGTAACTTTTACTGTTGGGCCTAATCAAGATAGGGCGATGATTCCCTATTCCATACCAGGCTCTGCAGGAGCAGATGTTATTTTTTCGACTGCAGCTTTAAGTAATTCAGCATTAAGTAACGGTACGATTTCCATTTATGTTTTGAATGATTTGTCTTTGCCCAGTGCTCTTTCTACAGTTAATAATTCAATTGGAGTTAATGTTTTCACTTCTATGGGAGAAGATTTTAGGGTATTTAATCCTAGTCCCAATTACTCTTTATACTCCATCCATCCTCAATCAACTAATGTAGATGTTTCTACTGAAATTGTTGATATCGTTCCAACAGGTAGTGAGGCTGGTTCTATGATAATTCCTATAGAAACTACATCACAGAATTCATCAAAGTTAAATTTGGTTTTTAGTGGTGAAGAAATTCATTCATTTCGAGTTATGTTAAAAAGGTATTATCCTTATATGGCATTTAGGATCTCTCCTGCAGCTGGTACTGATACACCTAGAATAACAACGCTTACTCACAGGATATTTCCTTTATATAGAGGTGTTGTGTCATCTGGGGTACATAAAACTTCTGTTCCTGTGAATTATAATTATACTTATACTACTTTGCTTAATTTTTTGGCTCCTGCATTTAATGCATTTAGAGGGTCTGTTAGATATAAAGCTATACCTCGATTTGGTGCTGATTCAGCACCAAATGCTAGTACAGCATATGTCTTTCATGCAAGAGATCTTCCATATTCTTTAGTTAGTGCCCCTTATTCTCTGGCTAGTTCTTCAGCTATTGCCCATTCATCTTCAGCATTGGGAAATGGCTTAGAGCGTGCTACTGGAGTTTTGCCCATTATCCAAAGTGTAAATCCAATAGTGGAGTACGAAGTACCATGGTGGGAGAGAAATCGTTATGCACCAGGAAAATTAACAAATTTTTCTGGTTCATTTGGGCTTAATAGCTTCCACCCTACATCTTGTGCAATGATCCAGTTTGAAAATCGTTCCACTTTAACTAATCTATATGATTTGCATGTATCAGCTGGTGAGGATTTTTCTTGTTATTTCTTCACTGGATGGCCACCTATGTATTATGTTAATACAGTTCCAGCACCTTCACTAGTTGCTGACCCAGCCTAACTGAAGGCACGCCTGTGGGAGGCGCTAAACCCCATATTTAAATCCACATGAGAGCGTGTGGTCGGATTTTTATCCGCGTCAAATTAATGACAACTTAGAGTTTTTTATTCTTTCGTTTATTATTTGACGAGAGAATTTTCTCTAAGCTCTGTTTTTTAATTTGAGTACG